ACCGCATCGGTGTCTGCGGCAATTAAGAGTAGGATGAGTAAATTTGCGGCGCTGTCACGAACCTTTTCAGCGACGGCACCTTTCGCAATGTTAAAAACAAAGTCAGCCATGGTAGTCTCCTAGTAAAAAATCATACAGGCCAAAGGAACCCAGTGATTCCAACAGCAGTACTCGCTGCTAGCACTTGATTAAATGACCCATAGATAGTTTCGCCCGGTAATACACCGGGAATAGTAACTGACGCGCCGTTACTCTTGACGACAAGTGTACCTGCAGTTGTACCTACTCGCAACGCGACTAACGCCGGTGTATAAACTGTTGAGTCACTTGCCGTTATAGGAATAACATTCGGCGATTGATTAATACGTTCCATTGTCGTTTACCCCACTCGATACCAAGTTGTTAAGAGAGCATCGTACTTAAGTCGGAAGAAGGCGTTCGCTGCGAGCGTAGTCGGCGCGCCAAGTGCAGCTGTTGCGCCATTGAGGCCAATGGTCAACGTCGTTACCGCTTGCGTGCAATTGACTAATACCTCTTGTTTATCAACAAGACTTGCAACTGCCGGCAACGTAATAGTGCCAGCGGCATATCCTGCTAATGGTGTGAGAATCAAATGCACATTTGTGTTGTTCTCATCACCATCAGTAATCACAACGGTGAATCCCGTTGCTGCAGGTGCGGCGTACTGACTGACATACTCGTCGAATGTAGAGAACACTAGGTTGGCTTGCATATAAGCAAGGAGCACAGACATCGCAGCAGCGCGGGCATCGCCGTTCTCCGTGCTAAAGATAGGAACAAGATCGCCAGCAGAAACATCGGCGACACGTGTCAATTGATTAATGTTCGACATGATGACCTCAGTAAAAATTCAACGGGCCGTCTTCACCGGCATCTATTGGATCAGTTGGAATTGGCATGAACGGAGTATCTTGACGCCATGGTTTATTGCCGGCACCAGTTGGCAACGTACTTGGGAACTGTTGCTCAACTGGCTTCGTAAATCGACTGAGCATCTCCATGTAGGAACTACGCGCTGTCTGCTTAGTTTCAACGGACACCTGCTTACCTACAATTGGTGCGATGCGAAGTGCAAGATTGCTGTAAATTGCTTCATTGGCAGAATCAGGCACGTTGGTGACATCATCCAGATCTGCATTGTCAGGATTAGAGCTCAATGGGTAACTTAAACGAATGCCACGCCCGTTCCACGTACCCATCATGGATTCAAGACGGCGTAGACCTGCTTGCATCTGTTCAGGCTGAAGGTCAAACGCATAGGACGCATAACCTATTTCCTCAAACGCCTGCAAGACAAATTGTCGTTTAGTCCAGCTCATGACTTAGCCCTCAAGTGCCTCATTGATCTTCGCATCTAATTCGGCATCGGTCGTTTTCTTATTGAACTTCACACCAAGCTCAGTTGCTTGCTTCTCAAGCTCAGCGCGAGTAGGCGGCGCATCGTCACCCAACACTTCGAGCTCATTTTTGAATTGAGTGAGCGCAGTAGCTATTGTGGCAGGTTGGCCCATTGCTTCAGGCAATGTCGCGGCCCATCCAGCTTTCAACGCGGACTCTAACTCACCTTGATTCTTGACACCTAGAAAATCATATGTGCCACCAGGCCGTTGGTGAACTCCTGGGCAACGGTAAACAATAGTTGGAAACTTCATCTTTTAATCCTCGATAAAGGGTGGTGAGCCAATTCTCACCACCCTATTTTCCGATTAACTCAAGCGATACGTGATAAACGTATTTGCTGCGCTCTTACGAGTGCGGAACGATGCAGACGTCACAGTTACCACTGCTGCCACACCAACAATGGTATGACCAGCGGCCGCGGTTACTGTAAACGTATTGGCACCAGTGTTGATGACGTTCCAATCGAACGAATCATCAATCGCAAAGGTACCAGCGGCGTCCATCACGGTACCGGTATCCAAGGTCGCAGCTACTGCTGCACCAGTGGTCGATGTAACGATACCACCAAGAATCAACGCCGCAGTCAACGCACCAGTCGCGTTAAGTGTACCGGGAGTTGTTTGGAAGTTCTTACGCTCGAACACCGCTGCACTCGCACCAGTGTTAACCAATACTGGATACGCGCCCGCAGTGATGACAGCCGTACCAGCTAACGTGAATGCCGCCGACGTGAACGCACCTGATCCACGAAACAAGTTGGACAAAGCAGACGGTTCATTTGGAAAACCGACTACCTGATTCACCTCGTATTCGTCACCAATCGCAAACGTCGCTACCTTTGCGCTGGCAGCTACCGTAACGGTCAACGTGCCAAACGGAGGAACAATTTGAGAACTCATAGTCTATCTCCTAACCTAGATGGTGGCTTATGGCTGACTGAACAGCATGATGCCGCTCATCTCAGGTTGCTTGTTAACGACACCGAACAACGTGTCAAGACGATACTTGGTCTTCATCGTATTGATGTCGTAGAACTTCTGCATCACGACCTCGATCCCTTGATCCGTGGTCGCACGCATCACTGCAGTACCGGCATCAGCTGGGACCGCATAGTGACCGGGCAGAATTTCCAAGGCGTCGCGTTGCCAGAATGGATTGATAGAAGCAGTTGCCGTATTCAAGAACACGATGGCTGCGGTCGCGGAAGTCGACACAGCAACGCAGTTCTTATACTGAAGCTCAGCATCCGTCGCACCTTGTGCCGAGATGATTGGAGGACTAATGGTCATCGTCGTACCAGAGTCTACCGAGATCACGCGAAAAGTCTTCAGCTGACCAGTATCACCTTTAGTGATGTGGTGGACCGAATCAATACCCGCAATCGTGAAGCAATCACCGGCGGCCACGTTTGTAGTTGCTGAGATAGTTACACGCTGGAAGCGATTGTCGACGTTGTTCTTTTCGCCCGTTGCTGCAACTGCTGTTGCCTTAGGAACAAAGAACTGAGCGCCAGCAACAGTCGTATTGATGGTTAATGCACCACCGCCCGCTGCAACGGTCAAACGATTGGCGTAATCGAGCTTATACGCGTCGAACGATGCGATGAGGCCGATGTAGGCTTTCTCGTATGCGGTTAATACCTTCCCTTGCACCGTGCCACGACTTGCGAGATTCGACGCCATGCCGTTGTAATCGCGCGTGCTGAGAGCCATGCAGCGCTCGAACATCGGCACACCTTGCTCGTTCATGATTGCTTCAGCTGCTGCCACGTCATCAAAGCCAGATGCCGCTGCAGTTCGCTTAACAACCAACGTGCCTTGGTTAGCCGCAATGTTCATGATAGCAACGTTGATGTCGCTCGCAAGCTTCTGCTTCGCAGCTTCACCAAGACGCTTCTCTTGCAGGGCGTCACGCAATTCTTTTGCGTCCATGATCCATGGAGCCGACTTGCTGAAACCTAACGTCGCCGGGACTGACAGCTGCGTCATGTTCTGAAAGTTGACTGTTTGGTCCATACCATCAAAAGTCTGCGCAATGTAAGGCTGCGGCCGCCAGATAACATCACCAGATCGTTCCATCTCCGTAGATGGGGTTGAATACTTCGCGACGTTGCGCGACAAGACTAAGGCATCATCAAAGCCTTCAATCAGGTCTTCAAACGCGACGCGCTCCTCTTTACTGAATGAATTCGACATTTTAGATCTCCAATAAATGAATTACGAAGCGGCCCTGCGTCGTTGCTGTTTGTACTGAGTGACTTTGGTGTAGTCACCAGACTTCTCAGCATCAGCGCGTAGCCAATCAAGTTGTGAGTCAACAACCCCCGATTTGGGAGCGGAACCATTCACCGTTTTCTCAGGCGGTGGGGCCTTGCGAGTTGTTACTTTCAAGTCTTTCTCCAGTTTTGCAATCGCGAAGGCGAACTTCACGGGGTCTGTAATGGATGCAAGCTCTTTAAGCTTCACTAAGTTCTTACCGAGTGCGTAGATGACAAGAGCCGCGTTATCAGCACCTTGAATGATGATACCTTGTTGGGTCACATTCATTGTCTCTAATACTGCCGACTCTGAGTCGTCGAAGTCTTTGACCTTCAACTGAGTCTTCGCCTCACCATAGCCACTGAGTTTCTTTTGCCAAGCTTCTTGAGATTGTTTCTCAGCAGCTTGGCGTTGAGCTGACTCATTGTCTGCAGCGCGACGCTTCTCATTCCACTTTGTCAATGCAACTTCAAACTTATCCGCATCATAATCGATATCAGCATCTGCCATCGCAGGCTTTTTGCCTGGATCTGTTGCTTCGTTTGGCTGCGCTTTCTCAGCCAACTGACGCTCTAACTCCTTATTTTTGCGAATCAATTCTCGTTGCGATTTACGCAAATCACGTACCCACTCGGGTGCTTTAGCAATCTCCTCATCTTCTTTGGGTGGCGCTTCATCCCCAATGGTCACAACAACTTCGTCTTCAATGGATACACTTTGATCATTAGGCGTCTCACCATCTTGATCAGTAGTATCGGTCTTAGTCTCGATACTCTTATCCACTACCTCATCGACTTTCGTCTCAGTGGTTGAATCATCTGTCGTAGTGTCCTCTGCCGTTTGCTTGCCCATATCAACCTCGTCTAACTCACCCACTCGTCGGCGGGGCGGTTTGCCGTTTCAAATGTTGCTGGATTACTGCTCAACAACTAATTTTGTACCTTCGAGCCCGTAATGTTAGGCGGCGTCACGCGTGGACCTAACTTCTCGATCGCAGTGATGGCCAAGTGCCCTTGCGCGTTATCGATGTCGTCAAGTATCTGCAGCGTCTCAGCACGCGCCTTATCAGCATCAGCTTGGCTCTTAATCGTATCAGCTTGGGCCTTAGCACCACGCGCTTGCTCAGCGCCGGCTGCGGCCGTGAGGTATTGATCTTGAGGCGATGGTGGAGTGTTCTCCTGCTCTTGCTTCAGTTCAATTGCCTCTTGCTCGTTGGGCTTGATCACACCCATCTTGATAAGTTTCTGACGGAAGTAGCGACGAACATCGCCGATGCCTTCGCCTTCCATATTCATCATGGCCATGCTACCAAGCACCTGCTTAGTCTCTGGATCATCAGTCATCTGCGCCATGTTAACCAACGCGCGGACAGTTGCTGCGCGTTTAGTGCTGCTCGATGGACCTACCTCAACGGCAACGTCGAACTTTGCTTTCGACAAGTCGTTGGTCAACATTATCTTACCGGTCTTTTCATCGACCATAGACTTCATGATCTCAACGCGACTCACTTCGCCTGAAGTTCCACGGGCCTTCATCGTACGGCCTTCTTCAACCAATACATCCCGCGCCATGGATAACCAAACTTGACCGCATCGCTTGATGGCCTTGGCCATGTTACTTAGATAGATGAATGTCTGCATGTCAACACGGTTCTGAATCAGATGCGCGGTCTCAGTAGATACATTGCCTTGAATCTCTTCGCCATTCTGTTGATTACCAAGAAGGTCCTTCATATCCTGCTCAGTGATTTGCAACAACGCAGCAAGCGACGGCGGAATCTCGGGGGACTTCGTGTAAGCCGTTGGACCGATGGTATTCTCATTCCCATCCTTATCGGTAACTGGATTGACCAAGAGGTAGGGGTAATTCACGATGTTATCGCTTTCCCACATACCTTGATGGCCAGCCATTTGCTCAGGCGAGAAGATAGGTTTCGACACTGAGGACAACGCACTGATCTCACCGAGCTTCGACAATTGCATGTTCTTTAAGCGCTGAGCATCTTTCGATAGACGCACGTGGCCCATGCATCGCTCAACGTTATCGATATACCAACGCTTACCATACACTGGAATAACGGGAATACACGAGCCAGCAATAAGACCCATGTCATCAAGGATCTTAGAACCTGAGAACAAATACTTATGGACCTTCTTGAGACGGACCTTCTTAGTACGAATCTCCTTAGCACCTAAGGTTTCAAGTTCATCGCGCTTCGTCAATGCGTCGAGTTCGCTTTCGCCTTCTTCTAATTCATGGGTGAACTCTTCCAGCTCTTCATCTGAGAATCGTTCTTCTGAACCATCCAGCATTTGATAGATGTGCGTGGTCTCAAGCCGTTCCTCAATCTCATAATACTCAGCGATGTAGACAACATCAGGTGTAGCCCAATCAAACTCACGTTGAGTAACGGTCTTGGGCCATGAAGCAGGGTCGTCGTTGTATTCATCGATGTAATCTTGTCGGGACTTGGCAATGATAACATAGCAGCGTTTTGCATCAGCCTTATCTTGCTTCTTAGCGTCAAGATCAAAGAACACAGACGAGTCGGCGTCATAGATAGGCTCAAAGCAAATGCGTTGACGTTCGTTCTCTGGATCCTCATCGTCTTCATACTTAGTACGCAGCCGCCACGCACCAAAGCCACCGCCTACGGCTTCCTCAAATGCATTGTCGTATGCTTCCTCAGCGCTTGAGTCTTCTTCATCAGCACGATATAAACCATCGCAGGTCTCTGCTAACGAATCATCTTCGACACCTTCTTTGCTAACAAAATCCACCGTGATACGGTTGTTGCGATATTCATTGATGATGCGGATAACCGACAGGTGGATTTTGTTAACTTCGAATTTTGGTTTATTCTCAAACTGAGACCCAAGCGGTCCTTCCCATTGAGCACCGGCAATGGAATAGAATCGACGATCTTGCAAGCATTGCTTACGCTCATCGCGCAACGATGATTGAATACGGGCGAACTCACGTAGCGCTCGCTCGTGTACGCTCTGCAATCGTTGCTCTTTTGATGGTCTACCCATGTTGATTCATCGTCCCATAATAATTCTTTGAGGGCTGAGGTACAAAGGCTTGTTGCTTAGAAGCTTTGGCCTTGACTACACCTGGGAAGAGCTCGGCTAATCCCCAGATAGCAGCATCAGCACGGTTAGGAGAACCTTGACCTGTGTATCCAGTCGTTGACATAGCGCATAGCTCATCCTCGAGTTTGTTGAGATAACCAACGTGGCGCACTTTACCTTGCTCATACAATGCGCTGAATGGCTCAGCACGAACGATCTTGCCGCGTGATGCCGTAACCTCTTTGAAGTTCACTCGCATACGTTCAGCAGATGCAGCAGTCTGAATCGTTGCTCGCACCATAGCACCACCAAAGTTGGTCTCAGCCACGATGGCATCACCTTTATGGCGATCGTATGTTGTCACAGCAACGCGGCCCCACGTGGCAGGACCCGCTTTCAATGAGACATCTTCTATGACGTACGCGATGCCGTCAGTACCAAGGCCCACGACTACCTCACCGATCTCATCGTTGTCGGCGTTATCAACATCACCAGAACCGGATGGGTCAACACCAACCACGATGCGGACTAATGGAGGTACTTGAGAAGAGTCTATTCGCCAACGATCGATGATAGCTTCATCGAACAGAGCGTTAGGTGTTGCTTCAGCGAACTCACCATCCAAGAAACGACGACGCATGCGCGCAGACAAACCTCTAAGAGTATTCAAATACTCAGGCGAAAGGTTCTGGACGTTGTCGCCTGGATTCAATTGCATTGACGCGTAGTTGTCGCGGTCAGTAATGTTCTCGCGGGTCTCAGGGTTCACGAATTGCTTGAACAACCTGAAAGTCCAGTGGGCTTTCGATGGCGGGTTACAATCATAGTACGCGCGCAACTTCAATGGTGTTGTCTCTTTACCATTAATCACTTGCATGGTGAGTTGTGCCAAGCGGGTGAGAATCATCTCTCGAGCTTGCCAGGAGATCTGAGAGCACTCATTGAGGAAGATAGTGGCGAACTCTAAGCCAAGAACCTTCTCAGTCCGTTCCTTATCATCGAGACCGCAGAACCAGATCTCGCTGCCGTTTGGCAGAGTCGCGTACCAATCTGATTTTGAGATATCATACTTGATCTGAGGGAAACAAAGCGCCATGACCTTAGGGAAGGTATCAAGAATGATGGAGCTCTTAACATGGTTGAAGCGGAAGCGGGCAATAAGATGACGGGACTTAGGAGCTTTGATAGCTCGCATCACTAAGTTACGGACATGGAGGAAAGTCTTACCTGACCGGCTACCGCCAAAGAGCATGATATGCGTGGCTACATCTGATAGTAGCTTCTGCGCTTCAAGCTGCTTGGAGGTAAAGGCGAAACTCATACAAGCCTCGCACGGTTCTTCCGTTCTCGTTTTAGTTTTGCGGCTTCTACAGTCTCACGTTCATCAGAAGACTTTTTATTAAACACCACACCTTCGAACGCAGCACCAGCTTGAATAACTTTAAGCGCAGTTGGATTATTCGGCGGGACTAGTACATTCCCAACCTTAATGAAGTTCTCTTGGATGCGTCGTCGTTGGGTGCGAACACTCATAGAGCCTCATCCACTGGAGATGACTGAACAATCACTGGCCCACCGTTAGCACCAGTGATCTCAGTGCGAGCAAGCTTAGGTATGTGGTACTCAGCCATGTTCATAGCGATCTCTACTGCACGAGCAGGATCAGGACGGACTAACCAACCATCTACAACCTTACCGAATCCATTCTTAACTTTCCCTTTCTTACCTTCAGCAACAGTCGTTAACCATTTACCAAAGTTCTCAGAGTTATCACTAAGGACTTTGGTAATCGCCTCACGAACATCGCGCGTTGCTTTATTGGGAATGCCTTTGACACGGCCTCCAGTTTTGCGATCACCTTTTTTCTTTGGTGGGGTAATCATAAATTTATAGAGAATCTTCTACTCAAGTCGATGGCTGCGGACTGTATACCCATTCCAACCGTTTGAAAACGATGTGGGAGGCTGAAATAATGTGATCACATCAACCGTACAATCATAGGTCAGTAGCGAAAGAGAAGCGGTCGTAAGTTATTGAAATGTCTCTAGAACTACAAACTACACTTCTCTTTACTCTTTTTAGAAGAAGAAGAAGAAGAAGAAGTAAGATAGATAGAGTATATAGAGTTAGGTATTACTGTAGAAGCGAGGTGTAGCGACCTAAGTCCTTGATTCTAAACATGTGGAGCCGAGAAACCAACCGAAAAGTAGCTCATATATGTACATCACTAAGCTCAACGGACTAAGATTTTTCTCGTCGATGGGGACTACCAAAAGACACAAAGTGATCTGTGTTAGTCCTCAGCCATGAAGTTTCTTGTGGAATCTGCTAAGCGGCAGCGTCCCCATCGACATCCACCTGCCGCTTGGTGGTAAGAACTAAAATGCAGGTTTCACACTAGAGTAAATCATGGCAAAACGCGAAACATCGTCGTCGAAAGCTATCGCCTTGGGCGAAGCAAAGCTCAGAACATCGGGTCTTAACCCATCGTCTATTAAGAATCTCGGTCTTAGCTTTCTTGATAGCACACAGACCGTCAAGCTCAACAAATCCTTTAAGCCTCTCTGCTCATTAAAGATCAGTTATCACGACCATTTGGGTAAACCTATTGGTGACGTTCCACAATCGAAGCCGTTCTATCGCCTTCGCTATTTAGAGACTCCCACCGACTTCCAAGCACTCACCGAAAAGAAAGCGACGCGCTACGTGCAAGAACCTAATACCGCACCAGTTGCTTACTACGCCTTAAATCAAGATTGGGAGGACTTGGTAGAAGACCCGAGTCAGCCTCTCATCATAACAGAAGGCGAGCTTAAGGCCATCAAAGGATGTATGCAAGGATTCCCCACGCTTGGCCTAGGTGGTGTTTATAACTGGCGGTCCCATAAGCTTGGACTTGAGTGGCTTCCATCACTGGAGCCGATCGTCTGGCTCAGACGCAACGTCTATATTTGCTTCGATTCAGACTACCGTAAGAACATGATGGTGTGCCTGGCTTTGAAGGAGTTCGCAGACGAGCTCCATAAGCGCGGCGCATTCGTCTCTCTAGTATCGTTGCCGCAGCTCCCAGACCTTGATA